CTACTTACGGTTCGCTCCTACGTCCTGACCGTGTGGCTCCCGGAGCTATTCTTGTCTTTGACCGCGCAGGTGGTGGGCATGTTGGCTTCTACGTTGGTGAAGACACTGGGCATTATTATGTGCTTGGTGGTAACCAAGGAAACGCTGTAAATATAATGAAGCTTGGTAAAAGCCGTCTTGTTGCATGTCGCTGGCCAAAGGATGAGCCGGTACTTGGCAAGTATGTTTTTATGAAGGGCGGAAAAGTCTCCGCGAATGAAGCATAAGGAGTTTGTTATGAATAAGAACGAAATCTACGGCGTAGTCCGCACCATCCTTGCTGCTGCTGGCGGCGTTCTTGTAGGTAAAGGCTACATCGATTCTGAAACCGCTGTGGCTCTTGCCGGTGCTATTGCTACCATCGCTGCCGCTGCATGGTCGGTTAAATCTAAGCGCGGTGCTCAAAACTAAGAAAGTTATCTACTGACCCACTAACGAAAGGAGGGGATAAGATATGTTCGGTTTCTCTCCTTTCGCGGGTTCCGCCTTTGCGGATATTCTTGAGACAAACGACGTTGCGGTCGGTGTAACGGGTGTATCTGCTGAAGCAATTAATGACGGTGTAGGTGTCGCTGCTGGTGGCACTATTTCTGTTGACGTTTTTGAAAATGCGTTAGTTGGCACCGTCGGCACCGTTTCCATTGCTGCTAAAGGTGCAGTCACTCTCACAGGCGTAGAAGCCACAGGCGCGACCGGCACACTAAACGCGACCGGCACGGCGAATATTACCCTTACAGGGTTGGAAGCCACTGCTTCACTCGGCACAGTAGAGGCGCAAGCGGATACCAACGTATCCGTCACAGGCGTAGAAGCTACTGGCGCAGTCGGCACCGTTGAAGTCCAAGCCGATGCAAATGCTACGCCTACTGGGGTTGAAGCCACAGGCGCGACCGGCACCGTACAAGTCCGGTCGGTCAATAATGTTCCTGTTACTGGCGTAGCAGCCACCGTATCCGTTGGCACGGTTGAGACCAACTGCGAAGCTGTTGTCATTGAAGATGGCGTAGAAGCATCAGGTGCGGTCGGCACGGTAACTACTTCATCTGGTGCAAGTGTTACGGTCACTGGCGTTTCCACAGTTTGCACACTTGGCACGGTTGTAATCAGCGCCGGTACCGGTGCGTCGGTTAGTGGTGTGCAGGGTGTTGGGGCAACATCTACCCCTACCATCGTAACCAGTTCCAATGTTACTTTAATTGGTGTACAAGCCACTGCATCTGTTACGAGCGTCTTGGTTTGGGGGGTCATCAATGACAATCAAACTCCGAACTGGACGGAGATTAGGGATGGTAATCGCTATGAAGGCGCACAGGGTTCATTCTTCGGCTTCGGCTCGTTTGGTGAAACACCGTTTGCTAGCCTTGCGTTCGATGATATTCCTGATGAACAGTGGACGACGATAAATGACAACCAGACACCGAGCTGGCAAACGATTGATGATTCCCAAGCTGGGGACTGGATACAAGTAGAAGACGGAAATACCGTTGTTTGGGTACAGATACCGACGTAAGGACAAAAGATGGCAAGCACGTATAGCAACATTAAAATCCAGTTGATGTCTACAGGTGAGAATACCACCACGTGGGGCGACGTCACGAACGTAAACCTTGGTACGGCCATCGAGGAAGCCATTGTTGGTTCGGCAGATGTAGCGTTCTCAAACGCCAACGTCACCCTTACTTTGACGAACACTAACTCGACGCAGGCTGCACGCAATATGCGTCTCAATCTGACGGGCACTGCCACCTCTGGATATAACCTCGTCGTCCCTGCTATCGAGAAGCCGTACATCATCAACAACGGCACAGACGGCACAATCACCGTAAAGAACTCGACTGGCTCCGGCACTGCCGTACCTTCGGGCAAGACCATGTGGGTCTACAATAATGGTACCAATGTGGTAGATGCTACGACCCACCTGACGACGCTTACCCTTGGCACTGCTCTATCTGTTGCTTCTGGCGGTACGGGTACCAATACATTGACCAGCGGCTACCTGCTTAAAGGTAACGGTACTTCGGCTGTTTCGGCATCTATTGTTTATGACAGCGGATCGTTGGTTGGTGTTGGTGCGGGAACCGCAGCTAAGACACGCTTGCAAGTCACTGCTGGTGGTTTTCTGAACGCTCCGGTGTTGGGCAGCGCGACTGGCGCGCCGTTCTACGCCACAAACTCAGACACCGCGTATGGACTTTTGGTCGGTGTCAACTCCGTAGATGGCCATGCTTGGCTTCAGGCACAACGTACTGATGGTACAGCAACTGCGGCTAACATTACCCTAAACGAAGCAGGTGGTAACCTAGGGGTAGGCACGACGACCCCCGGTGCAAAGCTCGACGTAGCTGGCAACATTCTGCTTTCTTCCGCAACGCCTACCATCACATTTAACAGCGGGGGCGGCTTTATCAGCAATGCTGGTGCTGCAAATACGGTCGCTATCTCTACGTCTGCTACCGAGCGGTTCCGTATTGCGTCGGCAGGTCAATGGGGTCTGGGTGGGGCAAACTACGGTACGTCCGGTCAGGTGCTCACCTCCCAAGGTGCGTCTGCTGCACCTATCTGGTCTACTGCGGGTACGGTTAGTTCTGTTGGTGGGACGGGTTCGGTTAATGGTCTGACGCTCACAGGTACGGTAACTTCTTCTGGTAGCATCACACTCGGTGGGTCGATCACTTCGGTTGCTGCTAACGCTACGATTGACGGCGTAACTATAGGCTATCGCAATATCCCACGCTCTACAACGAGTGGCACGGCCACCACAGCGGATGTTGGTAAAGCCATTGCAGTTTCGGCTGGTATCACAATTCCGAACAGTACATTTGCTGCGGGTGATGCAATCTCAATTTACAACGACAGCGCTTCGGCCATCACAATCACGGCTGGCGTTTCAACCCTGCGCCTTGCTGGTACAACCACTACAGGTAACCGCACGCTGGCCGCACGGGGCATGGCTACCATCTGGTTCAACAGCGCGACTGAAGCGGTTATTTCGGGTGCAGGGGTCAGCTAATGAGCGGTATCCAAATGGCGCTGCTCGGCGCTTCTGGCTTTGCGACGGTTACAAATACCTACACGTCAGGAACTGGCGCAACTGAAACGGTGCCTACAGGAGCCACTCAGGTGGTTATCACTGTGGATGGTGGTGGCGGGGCTGGTGGATATAATAATACCTCCCAAGGTGGCGGCGGTGGCGGCGGTTCGCGGGCTGTTCAGACTATCGCCGTTGTTGGCGGGAACACCATGACGTACACCGTCGCAGCCGCAAGAACAGGACGCGGTACTCAAGGGGTCGGTGGTGGAGGTAACCCTTCATCTGTTACCGGTACCGTTTCTGGAGGCTCAATAAGTATCTCGGCGGGCGGAGGTGGCGGCGGTGGCACTAATTTTGGTAATGCAGGTGGCACCGCTGTGGGTGGCGATACTAACACTTCCGGTGATTCGGGCACTGACGGCAGCCTTGATGGCGAGGGTGGTGCTGCCGCAAACGGTGCATCTGGTGGTGTTTGGTACGCAACAATAGATGGTACTTCTCCCGGTGGTGGTGGTGGCGGCAGCGGCTTGGACGCTAGCTTTATTACTTCTGGCGCAGGTGCGCGTGGCCAAATTTCGTTTGCTTACACTTAAGGGATAGGTAGCTAATGCCATTCATCAAGCTCCAGTTTAAGCCCGGTGTTAACCGCGACCAGACCGACTACTCCAACGAGGGTGGCTGGTATGAGTGCGATAAGATCAGGTTCCGTTCGGGCTACCCCGAAAAGATTGGCGGCTGGGTAAAATCCACTCCAACTGCATTTGATGGTGTGTGCCGCCAGATGTGGAACTGGATCACGACGTTCAACGATAACTTCCTTGCGCTTGGTACGGACGATAAGGTCTACATAGAGATTGGCGGTTATTTTAACGACATCACCCCCTTTGCTGAGGCATTGGTTGGGTCAAACACTTTTGCGGTGTCGAATGGCATTAAGCTGGTTACGGTAACCACGACGACCGCGCTCCCTGCGTGGTTGGAGACTGGCGAACCTGTACAGATTGCTGGATTTGCTTCCCCACTTGGCGGCATCCCGATTGACGAACTTAACGGCGTTCGCACAATAACTAAAACCGGAGCCAATAGCTTTACGTTCGTCACGACTACGGCTGCGTCTTCTACTGCCTCGGTCAGCGGTTCAGGGTATACGGTGCAAACCGAAATCGAACCGGGCAACGCTATTTCTATTACCGGTTTGGGTTGGGGTGCAGGTAGCTGGGGGCGTGCCGCTTGGGGGCTTGGTTCTACCTCTGGGGGTGTCAACCTCCCGCAGCGCGACTGGTGGTTTGATAACTTCGACAACGACCTTGTGATGAACATCCGTAACGGTCCCGGCTACTGGTGGGTGCGTGGGACTATTGACGACCCTTCCGTTGCACTGGCTACACATGCAATTCCGTTGACGGACTTTGCTACCAACGAAGGGTTCGCGTCTAGCGCTGTCCCAGTCAAAATTATGCAACTGCTGGTCTCCCAGCAGGACCGCCATCTTGTCGCCTTTGGTGCCGTTCCGTTTGGTTCAACCAGCGAAGCCGACTTTGATCCGATGTTGATCCGTTGGGCTAGCCAAGACTCTCCGGGAGATTGGACGCCTTCAGCACTAAATACGGCTGGCGACTTACGTATTTCTCGCGGTTCTCGGATTGTGCGTGCTCTCCCAACTCGACAGGAAATCCTCGTCTGGACCGACACCAACCTGTATACCCTTCAGTTCCTCGGGACGGTCGATGTCTTCGGGCTTCAAGAATACGCAGACAACATCTCGATTGCTTCGCCCCGTGCGGTGGCGTCGGCTGCTAACATTACCTACTGGATGGGCCAAGATAAGTTCTACGCCTATACCGGTCGCGTCGAGACGCTACCCTGCACCCTGCGCAACCACGTGTTCAACAATTTGAACTACAACCAAGCTGACCAGATTGTCTGCGGCACCAATGAGCAGTGGAATGAGGTGTGGTGGTTTTACCCGACTGCCGATAGCGACTATAACAACGCATATGTGGTCTATAACCACCTTGAGCGCATCTGGTATTATGGCACCATCGAGCGCACGGCTTGGCTTGATACACCGATCCGGCAATATCCGCAGGCGGCAAATACCTCTATTACCGTAGATGGTAATACCGTTACAACTGGTGGCGGCTATCTCTACTCCCATGAAGACGGTGTGAACGACGACGATGTTGCAATGGACAGCTACATCCAGTCGTCCGACTTTGACCTTGATGACGGCGACAACTTCATGCTGACCCGGCGTATACTGCCTGATATTGGGTTTGAAGGTTCTACGGCTGCATCTCCAGAGGTTACGCTCCAAGTTCGCCCACGTAACTTTCCGGGGTCTAGCTTCTCTGCCGACCCTGCCGATACCCAACGTATCATTGAGACTTCGGTTGGCGTCTATACCGACCAAGTCTTTGTTCGTGCCCGTGCACGTCAGATGGCGCTTAAGATAAGGTCGGAGAACCTTGGTGTTCAATGGCAGCTTGGCGCACCGCGCCTTGATGCTCGCCCAGATGGACGTCGCTAATGGCATTAGATAAGTTCAGAGCCGCTCCGATACCTAACCCACCTTCGGGTTATGACGCGCAGTACATCCGGCAGATGATCCGCGTGCTGGAAACTTATTTCTCGCAGTTGGATTCACGCACCCCAAACAACGCTGAGAAGTACACGGCTGATGAGTTTGTTGGGGGGACCTTTTCTGGTACGGACATTACGGCTACAAACGTAGCCACGACCAGCCTAAGTGCGCAGCAGGCGGCGATTGGCTACCAAGACTCAAACGGTATCCGTAC